TTGTTGCTATTCCTACTTCTACTCCACCTACTGCACTTAACATAAGTTATCCTATCTAACTGGTACGCGAACAACGCCGTTACGATAAGCGTCGGTTTCTAATTTGCCATCGCCTAAGTTTTTCAACAGCGTCAAAGCGTCAATATACATTTTTTCATACAGCGCCACCATATCAGCTTCACCTTTCTGAAACCGTATTGCTTGAACCAAAGCCCCATTTAATAGAGCAGAATCAAACTGATCGCCTAACCACGTAGTGCCAGCGGTAACAATACTGGTAGGGTATTTACCATAATGCAACTCAGCAACATACGTAACATTAGGCGTTGGCCCTACAATAAAACTAGTCTGGCTAAAGATACCGTAGTGCTGTGGTCGTCCTTGTGTAGCTGCAACAGGGTAAGCTTCTCGTATAAAGCTAGGGTCTTTGTTGATTAAATAGTGATACTCCGCACTAGTAGGGTCTATAACCGCTAAAGAATACACATACAACATACCTGTAGGCATCGTGAGATACTGATTACCGCCGGTTATATTACCCGTCTGGTTTGCACGTAACGCAGGAAGATCAACAGTAGAGAAAATAAGTTGCTCTGCTTGCTCAGTAAACATAGCCAACTGATCGTCCGTAAACGTCTGTTCGCACACATCCTGTATGTTTGCTTTAAGTTCGGTGTAATTCACCTAAAACTCCCTACGCCATTGGCCCACGAGCCATAGTACCTTTGGTTGCTGCACCTGTACCACGTATCTTTATGCCGCTTGTCTTAACAGTACCAGAGGATTGCTCTGGTGAATTAACAGTAGTGCCGGGATCGTATTCCTTTATTCCGGGCATCTTGTGTATCTTCATTCCTTTTTCTTTAGCCATTGTGTTATTCCTCTATGTTATAACTATTGTTACTAACCCTACATGCCCAAACGCAAAGAGTGGGTCTACTGGCTGTAATCTCGCTCGACTTGCAGGATAACCTGTAAAGTCTGGTCTTGGGTCTCGTAAAGCTTGTGGATCATTTACTGGGAATGTCCCTAGCATCAACTGTGGTTGGTCAGGGTTCCAGCATTCGGGGCAAGCTTTAATACCCGTAACAACTGCTTTTATTACTAACGGCTTTAACTGCCGTAACCTAAACTGAAACCCACATACGTCGCACTCTGCTAACGCATTTTGGCCTGATGCAAATCTTTCGCTCATCGTTATCTAGGTCCGTACAAGCGAGGTATAAGCATTTCAGAACTCTTTTCCCTATCCTCCCCCGCTGCCAATGTATACTGCTCGTCATACTGCGCTTTAAGCATTTCTAGCCGTACCATGCCTTCGGGTATCTTAGTAGCTAAGTAGTAGGCTAATCCTGATACAAGCGCGGGAAAGAAACGAAAGGGCATATCGGCTGTGTTAACGCCTGTTCCTGCATCATCAATACGTTTAAGCCGGTAGTATCTAATGATGTAATAAGGTTGAAGCGCCGTACCCCTATCAGGCACAGGCCACAATGTAATTGTTGGGTTATCTGTCTTACGGTCAACCCACGCTTGAATAGGGCGACCTTGAGTTAATTTATTAGGAATCGAAGAGTAGTTGTCTACACTAATACGCGATAGGTTTAAATCAGTCTGAGTGACTGTATTGCCTTGGTTAGTGCGAATAACTTGTTCTATTAAATCAATCGTATTGGCAGGGAGATCGTAAGTAGAGGTACCTTGGACAAGGTTGACAAAACCTTCTTCTATAGTCCACATATTAACGCCACGATTGGCCCACTCAATAGTCAGTAGATTCATAGAACGACGCGCTGTGCGTAGATCATAACCAGAGTGTAGCTCCCTACCAGCACGTTCAAACGCTTCTTCAGCGATCTCTGTGAACTCCATGTTAAATGTAGTAGTGCCAGATGTAGCCATTATTTCTTTTTCCTTTTTAACGGAGTCACTCTTTTAGGTTTACCCGCTGGCTGACCTAAACGTTTCTTCTGCGCTACACGAGACTTCTTCTCTGCCGCTGTCATTTCACCTGATGTCTTGGGTGTTTTGCTAGAAACTCGTTTACTAGGACGACAGTAAGGTGTTCCTCGTTTATCTCCTTTCTTGCGCCCACAGGCTTTACCTGTCTTTACGTCCTTCCAGTCTTCTTTGAACCAACGCTTTAAGGCTGCGCCTTTGGCAGTTTTACGAACGGCCACTGGCTTTCTTCTTCCTACACTTAGCGATAGCACCAGAGGCATAAGCGGAAGGGAAGACTTTATATTGCTTCTTCACCTTCCGATAACAAGCATCCTTTACAGACCCCCCGCCGTTAAGAGCTACGGGTCTTTTAGCTTTGTCTATTATTCCCATACCTTTACATGGCATCATAATAGCTTACTCGTCCTCAGACTCTTCTACAGCTTCTTCTGCTGCTTCTTCTACTACTTCTTCTTCCACGTCATCAATTTCTACACCAAACATCTTACCCATAATATTTCTCCTTAGTTAAACCATTTTACCGCGAGTGTGACCTTTCCTAGCAATACCGTCAGCACGGCTGGAAGCACTGCTTTTACTTTTACTTTTACCAACCTTACCGCCTTTTTTCATCATAGTAGAAGCGCCAGAATACGCACCTCTGCCCATAGATTTTTCCATGCCTTTGCTTTCATTTCTGCGAGAGGTCATGCTTTGAGAATTTGAACCATTCCTAGCACCCATAGACTCGTCTAGTCGGTCATTGTATCCCTGCGTTTTACCGCCGTCCCTATACCCTTTAACCTTACCACCCATGTTCATGCCAGCCATTTTATTCTTTTCAAAAGCTTCTTCTCGACCAATACGGCGCGTTTCATCCCGCAAGTTTTCCATAGTTCTTCTATCTTTTCTCATGTTAGGCATACCGCCCTCCTTAAAGGTTTTTCCTTTATCTGCTTTAGCAAAATCTTCACCTACACTTTGTGGAACCCCAGCTTTCTTGGCAAACTTAGGGTTATTAGCTACCGCTGCCATAAAATTTGCTTGCTTCTTCGTCTTACTAGGCACTAGCACTTCCACCGTTTTCTTGCTTGACGCAGCCTAGAATTAGGGTCTTTAGCTGCTTTTGGAAATTTTTTCATCTGACCCGCAGAACGTGCACAGAACGATTTACGCCGCTTTGCGTCCTTGCTACCCTTCTTCACTTCCCCCGTAACGGCTGTCTTAAGTTTAGAGCCAGGGTTGTCCCTACGATATTTAGCCACACCCTTCTTAGTCATACCTGCACCAGACTTAGTTGGACGCTTCTGACCACCTTTAATGGTGTGGCCTTTCATAGTCCCCTTTTTCTTAGGCGCTGGCATACGATTTAGTCACTGTAACAATAAAAGAGTACGCATCTCCTGCTGCTGGGCTTATTGTAGTAGCTACAATATCACCTGTGTTACCTGCTGTTCCGAAAGTTCCGGGGTTAGGAATACCAAAGTCAGTAAAGTCATACTGCTCTGTCCAATCCGCTGGAAGCGTAAAGATATTAATATCAGTAGTCGCATCAAATGCCAAGATAACAGCCACTCCTGTACTTGCATAAGTAACAGCTTGCACAGTAGCGGAGATGCAAGCTTGCCCAGTAACAGGGTCGGGCGCAAGAGAAGACACATCAACTATTACAGAAGTAGCAACGTCAGTATTACCTACCGCTACGTTACCTCTAATAATAGCTGTGCGACCACCATCCTGTATGATTTGCGTCGTTAATGTATCAGCCATAAGTTACTCCCTATAGTTTGTATTAAGCACTAAATGGAGTAGCAGCAGCGCCGCCAGCCGCACCAAAAGAAACGCCTCTAACAAACCAAAAACCACCCAAAACGCAAGTGAAGCTTAAGTCTGTGTCTATGTCACCACCTGTAGTACCACCGTTAAAGGTAAGCGTAGTGTCTCCTGCTGTTGCAATGAACGTTTTAGTTAGACCAGCAGCATCTACTTGCTGAACGTAACCTGTAAATACATCGTTTCCAGAAGGCTTGATAACTAAGTTATTAGCTAAGTCTCTAGCCATGACAAAAGTAATATTAGCGCCCAGATTGTTTTGCTGATTAGGGTCGGTAGCGTCAGTTTGAGCTACTGAAAGCACTGGAGGGAGAGTAATCTGCCCTGCACCTGCTGCGTTGTCTGAGTTGTAGACGTTAGCAACCCCAGCGTATCCGGGTAGTATAGCCCCTGTAGGGTTACCAGCCGCATCGACTGCGGGAGTGGGGAACAAGCGAAGTACTGTAGTTGTATTGTTCGCGTTGAATTGTTGCTGCGCTCCAGCTCCTGCGGGTACGAAACCTGCTAACGAGCGAACTGGACCTGAGAATGTGGTTCTAGCCATTTTAGATTCCTCACATGCGAGTGTAGCAACTCTGTCTGCATGTAGTCCTTCGGGGAAGG